TTCCTATCTAGTTAATAAATTAATGAATGCAGTTTAGCAGTGTGTAAGGTTGTGCATTATAAAATGTCAAAAAAATAAGGAGGCAAAATATAATGCTACACACTAACTAAACTACTGATGCACTATTGCATCTTTGAACATCTAATAAGTTCATAGTTCGGTCTGTGTATTTACTACACATTGGTCACTTTCATGGTTAGATGCTCAAAGATAAAATAGTAGGAGGGCAAAATAAATTGCCCTCCATAAAAAGAGTTTAAATAAAAAAATCATCCCCAAAACAAATTGCTCTTTAATTTTTTTGCCACTGTCTAAGACTGACAAAAATAAAATCCAGAGAAGATTTTCTTACCTTAGATTTATTTCAACTACTTGGTAAACTGCTCGACTCCTCTTTTGCAATGTTGGTCTAAGTGTTGTCACTTAGTGTATGCTCTAAAGACCTTGTCCGATACAGTGTAGAGATTTTTTTTGGCAGGGTTCACAAGGTGTCCTCATCCCTCACTTTTCAGAGAATAAAATCTATCCTACTAGTGAGCAACCAAAATCAATCTGGTATTTTGTTTCTATGCTAAGTGGTGAACAAAAGACTTTCGCCAAAACAACAATTCTAAGAAACGTTTACAACTATATATAACTAGTTGCAACATCTAATAACATTATAGACGTATATTAATTAAAATTGTCTAAAAATAATATTTGGCTGTTTTCCTAGATAAACTAACAGTTCACCAACAGTTCTCTATATTTATTTAATTATTTAGGTATCAATAAATATAAAATGACTAGAATTATGGGAAATAATATCTCGGTCTCTGATTTCAAAGAATATTATCTGCAAATGAGTAAACCTCGTTCAATTCGCAGATTGCATAGAACATTAAAAGAAAAGTTTAAAACAAAAAAAATTGTTTCTCTTGCAACTGTGTTTAGACACTCAAACAGAGAGGATTGGTTACAACAAGCAGAGCAAGTTGACTTAAAACTTTCAGATAAACTTTTAGAGAAGACTGTAGATAAAAAAGTAAATGATATTGAGACAGTAACAAAACAACTTGAGGACACTTCTTCTCAAGCGTTGCAATCTGTATTGGATGCTTTCAAAAAAGGTATTGCAACAGAAATAAAAAAACCAGAACAAATTCTTTCCCTAGTTAAAGCAAGTGTAGAGAGTATTAAGATGAAGAATGTATTAGAGGGCAATCCATCAACACTATCTGGTCACATACAATACGATAGTGAGGATGTTGCAAAGTTAAAAGAACACATCAGAGAATTATATGCCAGTATCAATTTAGACTTGGTACAAAAAACGCATGAAGAAAAAGATAGAAAATTAAATTAATGAAAACACTCACAGCAGAACAACTCAATGCAATACTGAACTACTTATCACAGAGACCATACAGAGAGGTCTATCAGTTAATACAATTCATAACACAACTAGAAGAGAAAAAAGAAGAGGATAAAAAGTAATGCCTTGTCAATGCGATTGCGAAGTAAAATGTTGCAAAGAAGAAAATTGCAATGGAGATAATTGTCAGTGTAAAGAGATAGAGAATACAGTAGACTTTGAACCAGACATGAATATAACAGTTCATTAATGGATAGAAAAAAAATAACAAAACAATACCCAGAGTTATTAATTGCTGATGGATTTGATAAAGCCATTATTGGTTTGTCTACATCAATAAATAAAATGTCTGTGGCGTATGATACAAACAAGTGCATTAAAATATTAATGAGTAGAGATAAGATTAGTAGAGAAGAAGCAATAGAGTACTTTGAGTATAATGTTGCAGGAGCATATGTAGGAGATAATACACCAACATTCATTTACGATGAGCATTGTTTAGAAGACAGATAAGAGAAGAGTCCAAGCAGTATCAATAAGTCTCTCAGCGATGAGATATGAGGGTTTAAATACCACTTATAAGCCGACAGATTGATTGCAGGAAATTACTCAACAGTTGCTCTCATTTAATTAGGATTTCAGAACACATTAGATGCATTATTGTATTACAATTGTATTGCATCACATTAATTAATTATAAGTTACGATAACTACAATTGTCGTAACATATCACAGTAAGTCATTGATATATAAGGATAACATTGTATTGTTTAGTTTCAATAAACACTAATTATCGCAACATAATCAATATATACTGCATAACATCGGTCATATTTATTGTTATTTTATATTAACTAACATCCATATGTCGTAATACATATAATTTAGACCCCCACCCCCCAATTTTGTCGAACTACTTAACATCCATATAGTGCCAACCGACATACCATAATAGCAGAAAAAAGGGGGTATTGCTAAATAGAGCAATGGGGTGTATATATTTTATATGAAAATAAATTTTGAAAAATTTGAAGCAGGTATGAAGAACAATAAAGCAACATTCTGGATAGCAGTTAACGCACCCCAAGGGGATGAACTGCAAAAGGAAAACGCTAGAGTCACATACAAGGCAGAGGCAACATTTGATAGCAAGGATAAAACGAAAGTTAAATCTTTGTACATTGTTGGTAAGGATAAAGTATACGCTTGATTTACCTTACACGATGCCCACATATAAGCTAATTCCCGCTCACTGTGAGGGGATGTAACCTTGCTAATAAGGAGGTAATATGATTAGCACTGGCATGACAAGATTCACACCGAGTCTTATGAAACAAATGTTGGTTGGATTTGACGAATTTTTTGATGGTATAGATAACTATCAACAATATCCACCATACAATCTCATTAAGAGTGATGAGAATACATACAAGATTGAGATGGCACTAGCCGGTTTCAAGAAGAATGATATTAACATTACACTCGATAATAGCACTCTAAAAATAGAGGGCAGAAATAAGGTAGCAGACGATACGTACATTCACAAAGGTTTGGCGTCCCGCCAATTCAAGAGAGAGTGGAGTCTCGGCAATTACATTGAGATAGAAGAGGTAACCATGGAAGATGGTATTCTATCGGTTGTAATGAAAAAGAACCTACCAGAAGAAATGAGACCAAAAAAAATAAAAATTAAATAAATGCATATACCAGATAGCACGGAAGCGAAAATCGCTAAACTGCAAGAACTGGTAGGTCAAGTTCAAAATATTGAGAAACGCCAAGAAGCGAGAACATCGCTACTTGGTTATGCTAAATTTCAGATGGAGGGGTATAAAACCCCTCCACACATAAAGTTACTAGCGGAAAAATTAGAAGCCGTAGAACGGGGGGATATACGCAGGTTAGCTATATTCATGCCACCTAGACACGGCAAATCAATTCTTACATCAGAATTCTTTCCGGCTTGGTACATGGGGAGGAACCCCGATAAGTTTATTATCTGTTCCACCTACGCACAAGATTTAGCAGATGATTTCGGCCGTAAGGTACGTAATCAATTACAAGACAAGCAATACGGAACGGTATTCCCCGATGCGGAGTTATCAACTGATTCAGCGAGTGTGAGAAGATTTCACACTAGTCAAGGCGGGGTATACTTTGCTGTTGGTGCGGGCTCGGCCATTACAGGTAGAGGTGCACACTTACTCCTAATAGACGACCCTATTAAGGGAAGAGAAGAGGCAGACTCGCAAGCAATGCGGAAGAACCTTCTCGACTGGTATAGGGCAACAGCCTATACAAGACTTATGCCTAATGGGTCTGTTATTGTTATACAGACACGATGGCACGAGGATGATTTAGCAGGTTGGATACTAAAGGAAACCGGGCACGAGGGTTGGGATGTTGTTGAATTCCCTGCTGTTCTTAATAACACAGCCGCCGAAATGCTTGGACTAGAGGAGGGCGAACCACTATGGAAGGATGCCTATCCAATAGAGAGATTAGAAGAAATTAAAAAAACAATTGGTACGAGAGAGTGGACATCACTCTACAACCAAACCCCATCCATTGAGGAGGGCAACCTTATCAAGAGGTGGTGGTGGAAGACATGGAAGAGAACGGAACTACCGGAAATAGAGTATAAGATACAATCGTGGGACACGGCTTATACTGTAACGGAAACATCGGATTACTCAGCGTGTACAACGTGGGGTGTATTTAGTGGTGAGGGCGGATATAATCTTATCCTCCTTGATTCATTCAGAGAGAGGTTATCCTTTCCCGAACTAAAGAACGCCGCCGTGCACTTGTATAACGACCATCAACCAGACCTTATTCTCGTAGAGGCAAAGGCTAGTGGATTATCGCTTGTACAAGAACTCATGCGTACGGGTTTACCGATTACACCATTTAATCCAAAGAGGATGGATAAACTCGCAAGAGCTCACTCCATTGCCCCTTTGTTTGAAAGTGGAAGAATTTGGGCACCCGATACAGAGGAAACTGAAGCGGTTGTCTCCCAGTGTGCGGCATTCCCAAACACAAAACACGATGATTTGGTTGACTCGACTACGCAGGCTCTGATAAGACTGCGTAAAGGTTGGATGGTGAGTCACCCGCAAGACCCTGTATTCGAAGAACCCACAGGGCCGAAAGGAAGTTATTGGTGATTGAACAAGTAAAGAATAGAATAAAGAAACACGAAGGCTTTAGAAATAAAGTTTATAAGGATACTCTAAACAAGAGAACCGTGGGATACGGCCATCTATGCGTTGAGGATTGGTGGGAGGACGGCAAGGAATACACCGAAGCTGAACTAGAGAGAGTATTTGATAAAGACTTTGAAATAGCAAAGAATTCCGCATCCGAGTTATACAAGGATTGCGGCATAGAAGACGAAGCAAAGGGAATTATCATAGAGATGGTGTTTCAGCTTGGCCCTACTGGGGTAAAAAAATTTAAAAAAATGTGGGTGGCTTTGAATGAAAATCCCCCAAATTACAAGGAAGCAAGCGTCCAGATGCTCGATTCGAGGTGGGCGAAACAAACCAAGAACAGAGCCGAGGGGCTCGCAAACGAAATGAAAAAATTAGGAGTATAGAATGGCAGTAGTAAAAGGTTTATATGAATTAGGTAAAACCGCTCTAAAATACGGTATACCACTTACATATATTAAAAATTTAGGTAAAGATTTAGAGAAAAATCCAGATATTAATATTGGAGAAAGACTTAAAAACGCATTTGATTTAACTGGTAAAGATATAGGTAATGCAGTTAAATATGTAAAAAGTTTTTTTGATAATAAAAAAAATATGGGCGGTATGATGAATGCTCGTAAAAAAAACATGGGTTTAAAAATGGCTAATG